TCTTGGGTTGCGCGACGGACACGATACACTCTTTTCCCCCGAACTTTTTCACGCATCTACATATCACGGTGGATATCTGACTGATCTCGTCTATGCCGAGACCGTCGTCGGCTTTGTAATCGAGGTCTACGAAAAAGTTATACGTCGGGGTTTTCTGTTCCACGACGAATACTTTCTCGTCAGCTTGCACAGCCTCGATGTATTTGTCGTAAAATTCGTCCAATCTATCATACGGCACGGACAGGCATCCGCCGTCCAGGAGCACGTGTGATGGGTTGGGGACTTTTCTCAAGAAGCCGTTCTGGGAACACCAACTTTTGAACATACTTACTTTACATACATATTAATCCTCGTCTCTAAACCAGTTCGACGAACAGGAGACGTCTTGATAAATCTTCGTTTCGCTCAGTTCCTTCTTAAAGGTGAGGAGTTCGTAGACGGTCATCTTCTCATTTTCCCTGACCCAATCCTCGATCTCGGAGTCGCACAGACCCCGGTTCTTCTCGAGAAGTTCAGAGATTTGTCTCAGTATGAAAGCTTTCGATTTCATTATTTTATACTGAAGGTTTTTCTATCGGGGGTTTGCATGCACCTGTAAAACTCTGGATTTTTAATGACATTATCTATGATCAACTTCCATCGCTTACGCGAATTAAACTCGGGGAGTGTGTCGTAGCTCATGTGATCGTTCTCGTCGAAGGTCTTGCGAATGGGTTGGTTGTGTAGTTTTTTCAGTTGCATCTTGGCCTTCTCCTCGTAGAATCGCTTGACCTGTCCGTGCTGCTCCACCCTGTCGTAATCCACGAAGAACACGAAACAGTTATACTCGAGGTCCACCGTGGGACTTTCCTTGACTGTAAACTTGAAATCCATGTACTCACCGTTTTTCAAGTTGAGAACCCCGCGGGTCTCCTCCTCGAGTTCTCGAAGCGCACACCGGATCGGGTTGGTGATTTCCCTTCGGCGACATCCGCCCGTGACAAAAATCCAATCTTTGAACCGCCAATCGCGCACGGTCAAGAACCGCGGTTGATCACCGTTGAAACTAACTGGTATCGCTATGGCCTTGTGCTTTTTCATCGCGCATGCGCGTTTCTACAATAGGCTGACATTCTTATTCCTCGGATTTTTCTTCCACCTCCTCGGCGACGAGCGCGGGTTCTTCTTTCGCACCGCCGCCACCGCTGGACTGGGAAAGATGGCGCGCGACGTGCGCTGAGAAAACCTTGAGCTCGTCGACCTCCTGCTTCGCCTTGTTCAGCTCCCTGAAGAGGAAGACGAGGCCGGCGATGCAGGCGATTGCGGCGATGGTGGTGAGAATTTCACGGTCGATCGGGATCATTTACTGTACCTACGATTTTTTCTTTTAAGTAGTGATCACGCCCATGGAAACCCTGTCGTCTTTCGGACACTGGTACGGGGTGGTTGCGAATTGCACGGCTTGGTAATGCGTGGCCTGGCACGATTTCTCGGTCGGCGGCGTGGGCTGACCCACGAACTTCTCGAGAGTCTGTGACCTTGGGTTATACGTCAATACAAAGACGACTGCTAGGAGGAAGATTGTTTTCCACATACTTACTATTTAGTTAGAATATAAAAGGCCAGCCATGCCGTTCTCCACCCTGAGTACGTTGTAGTTGACGGCGTAGATGTCCTCGTCGAACTTACCGACACCAGCACCGGCGTGGCCTGCGGACTGGATCCGAGCCGAGTCGAGTCGGCTGAAATTTAGACTACCGGTGGGCTGGAGCTTCGCAGCGTCGAGGCAGAAAGGCACGAAGAAAAGATTCGTACCCTTGACACTGGAGTTTGACGTGTGGTAGTAGAGGGGCACGGACGTGAAGTTGGGATCGGCGAATTTGTAATCGCCGATATCAGTACCGTTGATCTGGAGCTTGAGCTTGTTCGCCTCGTGGAGGATGGACATGGCGCTGCCCTTAGCGGCGGCGAGGTACTTGATCGGGTGATTGTAGTTGAGTTCCTGGATCAGGCTCTTGGACGCGATGCTCTTCTGGACCTGGGTGATGAGCATGTTATGGGACCCGGAGCTGAACGCGGCGCGCTCGTCGGTGTCGAGGTACGCGAAGTTTGCGTAGACGTTCCAGCCCCAGCTCGAGGCGCTGCCACCCCAGGTGATGCGAATTTCGACGTCGTGGTACTGGAGGGCCACCAACGGGAGCGCGCTCTGCCAGTTCTCGCAGAAGCTGAACCGAAGCGGGTAGAACTTGGCAGTACCCGCACCGTCGTAGAGACCACCGGCCACGGACTTGGAGAAGTTAGTGGCGGAAAGGGTGGGCGCGATGAGCGTGGAGTACGTGGAGTCCTGGGTGTCAACCACTTGACCGCCGATCAAGAGCTCGACCTTAGAGATTAGGGTGGTCCAATCAGAGACGGGTGCCGTGTCGGCGTCGACGACGACGTAGGGTGCGAAGTACACGTAGTTGAGAAGGTCACCCTTGCGCTCGAAGCGCACGGTGGACATGCCGTTGTTGTTGACGTTGCCCTGGATGACCTGACGCTCGCAGGTCTGACTGAAATTTGTGTGTCGTTTGTACGTTGAGCGAAAGAAACTAACTTCGGGGGCGCCGACGAGGTGCGCATCCTGAGCGCCCACGGCGACGAGTTGGGCGATTCCGCCGGACATTTTATACTGTATACTGACATAATTTTTAAGCCTGTTCGAGTTGCTCGATTCTTTTCGTGAGACTGAAAACCACGTTCTGGAGGAGGGTGACCTGCGACGCGATACCCGCGAGGTGGTCGAGGTCGACGCTCACGGTGGACCCGCCGCTCGGGTTGACCGTAGGTTTTTCGGGCCACACGGGGTTCTCCGGGTCTTCGGTGAGCGAAGGGAGGTCGCGGAGCGCCTGGCGGTACCGCGTCCACTCGTCTCTCATCTGATTTGGGATATGGTAATCCGTGGAGAAAATCCAATCCACCTCGGCGAGGCGCTGGTTACGTTCTTGGCGGAGTTCCTTAAAAGCTTCTAGTGTAGTCTGTCTGGAATATTCTTCATTGTATTGTTCTTCTGGAACTATAGGATTAATTTTATATTCGGATTCAGAAACCTTGATTATTTTTGTATTTTGAATGTTAATATCTCTATCGACTAACATATGTATCAATAATGTAGAACGCCCTCCATAATTGTCTATATCCTCTGTAAAAAATGAATCGACAATTTTCAGTGTTTTTGGATCAATTGAGATAAATCTTTTATCCATATAAATTGTTACTATATTTTTTTACGGTGTTTTATGTATCAACACTGCTACGTACTTACTCCAACTACCAGTATCCACGTACAAATCACCGGAACCACCCGAAGTTCTTATTCGTAGTGTACCACCCGCTTCCATCCAGGTAAACCCAGCCATATTTCTATGTTCATTAGTTGTAGTTACATCCTGCTCACATTGGTTAATTACATATCGTTGCAAACTCCCACTCGCAGATTTTAATTCTATATAAACGCAATAATAATTTCCCTTTGTACGTAACTGTAACTCTACACCATATAAACCCGCAACTGGAGCCGTGAATATACCCGTACTTGTATTATAACAACTATTATAATTATAATAGGTCAAATCGAACTGATTAGTTATAGAACTATTACCCGAGAAAGTGTTGAGCGTTGAACTATATGCATGAAAACCTATGACTTGGGGTAATACTGGTGGTTCGTTTAAATAAAGATCCCCCGCAAACTTACCTGTCCCCCTCACATCCAACTGGGCTTCAGGGGCTTTCCCGATGCCGACGGCCGTGTCGCTGATGACCATGGACCGCCCGGTTCGGCCGAGACGGTACAACTTTTGGACCTCCGAGGGTTCGAGGGCGACCGAGTAAATTTTGGGGTTTGAAACCATTCCATTGTACCATTGGACGTTATCGTCTCTGCCTATTCTAACCTCGGGATTTGAAGGTAGATTTAAGGAGTTAAAAGACGAAGCGTTATCGACACTAGTGGGTGTCTTATATTCACCGTTGAGGTAAAATTTATAAGAATCCTGAACAGATCCACCATCGTACGTTACTGTTATATGGTACCACCTGTTATCGTCAATTGTTTCAACATATTGAAAACCAAACCCATCTACACTCATCACCCATTTAGATGTATTTAACCACATATACAGATAAGAATAGGTTCCAGTGTTTGTTCCCACCGTAAATGCACACCTCGGGGTCGTATCAGCACCATTGATCCAATAGGACTGTGTATGTGCGTACGCACCGGAAGCACCATTCAGCGTTGCCTTTATATAATTAGAGGAAGAACTTGGGAAACCAGTAAACGCCTTATCCGCTGCGGAGTACTGGGCAGTTCCGTAAAACCTCCCATGATTCCCCTTCCCCGAGATATCTGTGGGTGAGGAATTGACGGTGGTGTCGAAATCCACCACCAACTTCTCGGGTCTCGGGGTTTCCGTATCCACGTCGTACCGCGAAATGCGGGGAACATCGAGGGACTGCCCTAGAGTCAGCGGCCCCGGAAACTCAATCTGACCCAAGGTTTTGAAATCCATGAGGACGTTGGACTCCACTACGATCGCCGTGTTCGCCGTCAACTCGATGTTACTCGTCGCCTTGAAGGCGGTCGTCGGGTTGGTGAACTGGAGCGTGTTACTGGTGGTGTTGCTCGTGTCTGAGACAGACTGAAGTCCGTGCGAGGCGCTGACGATGGCTCCGCCGATGGTCATCCCCTGAGCGTGCACCGAACCGTTCCTGACTCGGAGGTTCGCATCCTCGATGTTCAAGAAGTTGTTCGAACCGTTGACTGACATCTACTATTGAGGGAGGTTATTTCTTGCAAAGTGGGACTCGGTCCACTTTGGAGGAATTTTTACGACGAAAAGTAATGTACGATAAATCCATTCGCACTTGCTTGATTACTGGTCGTTCCTGAACCCGAAATAGACCCCTGTGAACGATAATGCACTGTATCATTATGATTTAAGTATACTATAGACGTCGCATGAGCCTGAGTATGATTAGGCGACGGTGTATGAGAATAAGCTTTACCGAATCCCTGGTCTATGTCGTTAATCCTTAATACCATCCACACCGTCCCACCAGTATCCGTTATAGCGTAACCATAGATTTTATAGTATCCAGCAATAGGACATGTAAATTTACCAGTGCTTGAGTTGTATCCACCACCTTTGCTTGATACTACATTATTGAAAACAATGGGATTTGTTGCAGAGTTTAGGTGACCGGCTGTTCGCGTAGCATGAAAAAAGACCGGGCACCCACCATAGATATCCCCCCGCACGTCCAAAGCCGCCCTCGGCTCCGAAGTTCCAATTCCTAAACGCCCAGCCTTGAGGGTCATGGACAGGTCCCCGTGTCCAAAGTCCTCCTTCTGGTAGGCATAGAGTTGGTAGATCTCGTCTTGGGTCAGGGCTCGGTTGAAAAGGCGGAAGTTGGCGACGGAACCTGTCATTGGTCCTCCCGATAAATTGGTAGGATATATACCAATCGATAAACGAGAAGTGTTATCTATGATACTAAGTGGTGTTGAACTTTGTGGTAAGTGAACCTGTGTGCCGTCGATGTATATTTTTCTCGTAGTTCCGTCATATGTCCATACACCGGCGTACCATCTATTCGCTTCGATCAGTTTTTCGGCGGTTACTGTAGCATTGGCCCAAAAATCAAAATTAATACTCCCCGTGGTATTGAAATACGCGTGTGGCGTCGAATTATTACTTGGGCTATTGTCCGTTCCATCGGTAGTTCCAGTGAATCCCCACAGTAAACCACCGAGAGTTGTGAACTTAAACCAACACGCCACAGAAAATGACTGATTTCCAGTCCCCGTTGTTACGGTCGACGTTATGTAATCACCGGTCCCATCAAACGTGAAAGCTTCGTCGGTGACCGATGTATTCCCACCGACTGTGCCATTGTTAGCAGTTCCTACCGGCTTTAGATCGTTCACCGTAGTAGACCCATTCCCCAACCCCTTCGCATCATAGTAGACCTCCAACCAATCCGTGTTGGGAACGTTGGGGTATGACTTTACGGTCACATCAGTCCCATGTGCGTCGGGGTCGTATTCGGGAAGGCCGAAGAGTTCGAGTTCACCAATTGAAGCAGACCCACCGGACCCACCATAAGGATATATTTTCGTAAATTGTAAACGATATTCGTTATATGCAATTGTTTGATGTACTTGTATTGCATTTTTTGCATTCCGATTTGTATTCAAACCGGAAAAGTCTTTTATTCTGAACCATGTAGTACCATCATTTCTCGCCCAGATGATACCATCTTTTACATTACGAATCGTAGCAGAGTCTCTATTTTTTATAATTACGTATTCTAACTTAATTTTATTCGGAAGTTCAATACCTAACCATGAACCAGGTATAGTTTCAAAAGTATCAACTTGGCTAGCACCTGTTGCGGTTCCATCTGCATTGTACGAGATATTCTCAGATATCCAAGAATTACCATCTTTTATGTTATCAAAAGCTTTCCACGGAGCGTAAGTGGGGCTGGTTGTATAGTAACTACTCGCACTCGCCACGTACCCAGTAGGTTGATTATCAGAAGTCATAGCCACCCTCGGATACTTAATAAGCTTTTTCGACCGACTAAATTCCGTGACCACATTGGAGTTCGCTTCCAGCTTGGCGGTGTTCGACGTGTACTGGAGATCCACCACCGGGATTTTCAAGGTGGCGTTCTTAATTTCGAGTGTCCCCGTGGGTGGGTAGATCGACATCCTCTTTCTATTATCGTAGGAGATTTAAAAGAATGGCACCAGACGTACGTAAATGACCGAGTGGATTGAAGGTATCGTAAAACACACCGAGACGGAACTACACCTCCTCGGTCTCGACCAAACGAACCTAGGTCCTTTGATCGTAGACTTCATCAAGAATCTACAACAAACCCTGGGGAATAATCCAGTTGCGATGAAATCTATCCTGAAAACAACTGCGAATCTCGTAGACGGGAAACCCGTCGCTCCCATAACCGAAACAGATTTTGTAGATGATAAGTGCACGAGGTGTTCATACATTTACAAATCCGAAGATGGGAAATATTATAACGACCGAGCGGTCGTGTTTAAGAAAAGTTACGATGACCCGAGTTCACAATACATCTACCAGGGTCAACAAAGATCGAAACAGGAGATTACTCTACCCTATGTCTTACGCGAGGAGGTCGTCCTCATCCCATGATTGGGTTTCTTCGTTCCACGTGTACGTTTTATCGTCTGAAGGGTATGGGATTGGAGGTTGCCAGGTACACGTGTCGTCGAGGGTCCACGAAGGGAAGGGTTGAGGTGCCGAAAAGTTATCCTTGTCTGGATGGTACGCAAACCCTATCCCCGCATAGTTTTTACCTTCTTTATTGTAATATGTTCTTACCCATTCACCACCTAAATGATATTCACACCATATCTTCGTATGAACTGCGATTACTCGCAAAACCTCATTTGAAGAATTGATTTCAGCGTAATAAGGCATATTTATATATACGCCGATTATTTTAAATAACGTATGACCACAATCCCTTTTCCACCGTTACCACCGTTACCATTTCCGTCATTGGACCATCCACCCGCCCCGCCACCACCTCCACCCGTATTGTTACCACCCGCTCCACCGTGACAGGCATTAGCGCTTAGGGTTTTGACTCCTACACTACCAGCATTATACCCAGCTCCACCATAACCCCCTCTAGCACCGCTTGCGCTCGTGGTTACACCGGCAGCCCCCCCGCCTCCCCCACCGTTTCCACCGTCGCCACCCCGCCATGTACATGATGAACTATTTCTTTGTGTATATGGAGAACCACTACCACCACCACCACCTGACCAATATAACGACGTTCCCGTAATATCACTCTGATACCCTATCCCTCCATCACCGCCATTACCAGTCAAGGCACTCTCTGTACCGGTACCCGTTCCACCATTTCCACCTGCCCCTCCACCGGCACCAGTAGCAGCTCGATTGAGGCCGGCACCACCATTTCCACCGAAAGCGGGGGTGGCACTTAAACCTAGACCCAGGCGCGCATAACCGGCGTTGGTTTGTGTTGTAGAGTGACCCGCACCACCGCCACACCCTCCATCTTGTCCAGTCTCCAAGTAAGATCCAGTACTCCCCGGACTTGGGTGCACACCTCCATGACCACCCCTTAACGCGGAATATAAGGTTATTCCGTCTTTTATTATGGTAGTATTAGTGGCATTACCCGGAGCTGTATTCCCACCTGCACCACTTCCACCAGCGCCTATGGTTATAATATAGGAACCTGGTGTAATATTAACACTCGTAGCGTGTATTACTGCTCCAGCTCCACCACCACCTGCATGTCTTCCTCCACCACCAGCACCACCACCACCAACTACTAATATATCCACAGTCCCCGCACTATACGCTTGAAACGTTCCAGAACTTTCGAATTTATGAATTTTATACACTGCCGATGATACATCGAGGATACCTCCCGTTGCGGAAAACTGCCCTATACCGATCCACGCTGTCCCAGTGTGATATTCAACTTTACTCGTCGTCGTATTATACCTAATCATACCTACAACCCCGGTAGGTTGTTCACCTGTCGTACCACTCGGAAGGGTTAGGGCACCTGTTCCAGAAAATGTCGCATTCCCAGTCACGGCCAGTTCCTCTGTGACAGTCAGATCTTTCGAAACCGTCACATTCCCAGTCACGGTCAACTCCTTCCCCACGGTCACGTTCCCCGTCGTCGTGAACGCCGTGTGTGTGTTCGTGAACTGAATCGTGTTGGACATGGAGTTGCCGACGTTCGCGGTCTCCTCGAGGGAGTTCCCTGTGCCCACGAAGATGGACCCGATTTTTATGTTCTGGGTTTCGAGATTCGAGGTCCTGAGCGTCGCATTGGCGATGTCTAGGTTACCGACGGGTGTCCCGATTGGCATATCTATTATTTGCGGAGGTTTTTATAAAGATGAAAGGTATTCACCTGTAAAGCCATTGTAATATGTAGATATACCAGCGGTATGATTGTTTCCGTGTGTACATGCAAATAAATCAAATGTTCCTCCAACTGAGAGTGATACTATACACACGGCGGACCCGGCTATTCCGTCCCCTTGAACAAATGCGCTCCCCAGTAAATTTTGATCAGTACCGTCATTTGTCGTATTAAAAGATGGCGACCCGTTTATTCGTGGTTTAATTTTAATTGAATCATTCACATTTCCTCTCGCAAAATACGAGAATTTATATCTACCAGCGATCGGTGCCGTGAACGTACCGGAACTTGTACTAAAACCTCCGCCCCGTGATTCGTCGAGTGTGTTCCACTCTATGCGATTACCGACGCGTGAAGCGGGTGCATTAGCGGTCATCCGTGCAGAAAAATAGACTGGGCATCCACCACGTATATCTCCACCCACGGTCAGGTCCGTGCTCACGTGTGCGTTCCCCGTCACGAACAGGTTAGATGTGATCGCACCTTCCCCTTGATGACCGACACCCAGACTGAGGTTCTGCGTGTCGATGACGACGTTGGCGTTGGCGCCGCGAAAGATGAGCTTATTCGTCGACTGGAAATCCAGCACGCCGTTCGCTGCCATGTTATTATCAACTCAGGTTATTTTTGGGATTCGAGTGCCGCGAGTCGCGCGGTGACCTGCACGGTGAACCGCGTGAGGTGATCCTCGAGCGCTTCTACTTTATCTTCAAGAGCGCGCGTCTTTTCCTTCTCGGCTTGGAGTTGATCGTCTATGACACGTACCTTTTCCTTCTCGGCTTGGAGCTGGCGGTCGACCTCTTGGAGGGCGGCCGTGGCGACCGTCCAGATAGTATTTTTGTCGAGATGGGTGAAATCATCAACTTCCTGTCCATACACGAATAGTTTTCCAGTATCACTTATCCAAGGTGAAAGGTCTTCTTCTACGCGGATATTATCTTCATCTATCACCTCCGAAACTAAAATTTGTTCCCTTTTATTATCAGTGGTTACTACCTGTATTACAGAGTTTGCTTCTAAATTGGAGGTTTTATAATTATTGAAAGTAATTTTATTTGATTCAGAAACATTGACCAGGTCATAGATATTGGGTATATAACCTGTATGGGTTCCAATCGCGTCGGGGAGGATAGATCCGACTTCCTGTGCTATAAAACCATACACATCTCCATTACCCCCGGCGACAGTATCAATATAGTTATATTTACACGGTTTTAGTTTTCTAAGTTTTATTAATGCCTCATCGTCACGAATTTCAATTATGTTTTTTTTGATGCGCCGATCAGAGTAAGTTTGAAACTTTTGGGCTATGATATTTTCTGATGCCCTCAGCGATATGTTCTGGTTCCAACCATCGTAGGGAGCTGGTACATTAGCAAGCTCAGTCGTCGACACGTAATAACCCCAAACACCGGATGGAGGA